AGGGGGAAAAGAATCTAATGCGATACATGCTCCTGGAAGTGTTTCAATAGGGCTTGGTGATGATTCCTCTCTAACGGGAACAAAAATATCTTGGTCGTTACCCAATACGTTCATCCTCAAATCCAATTGTCCAGTTTTTGGGTCGATTACAGGCATACGTTTAAATCTGTTCGCTATTTCATTGATATATGATTGAACATCTTCTGGGTCGATATTACCTACGAATATTTTATACACCCTACGCTCAGGCGCTCTAGTAATCCTATACACCAACATTGCATCTTCCGATAACATCAACAACTTCCATATGCGTCTGGCCTTTTCGAGGATGCTGGTTCCATACGGTAACCGTCTATCATCACCCAACAACCTAAAGTGCGCTATTTGCCAGTTCTGAAACTGTAAATCCTTACCTCTCCAGTAAAAGTTAACTTTATCATCTCTATCTTCTGATGAATTTACGGCTCTAGAATAAACTGCATCGTAAACACCACCTTCTCTTCTCTCGATTTCAAAGTTCGGTAATTGTTTTGCACCAGTAACTCCTCGTGTATCATCTGTATTTAAAAATACGAAATTATCCCCATATTTCACCAAATTCCTAATCCACATAGGTAAACTTGTGTGGATATCCAACCTATTAAAAAATAAATCCTCAAGAATACCCTTAACTCTTGGTGAGTTTGAATATATGTTTAATACTCTACCTATGTCATTAACCGTTGTGGACTCTTCCGACATAATGTCAAGGGTTGCCGCGATTTCAGGGTAGAACTCCATGTTCTCAAAATCAGAATAACCACCAATTCGGCTTATTTCATACTGAACGGCTTTTTGGAAAGTCTCATTCTCAACCTTCTGCCAAAGACCACCTAAGAATTTATTCTGTCTAGCCTGTAATGTTTTTGTTTCGAACTCAGCTTTAGAAGTAGTTCGAAGTATTTCGTCTGGCTGTATTGAATATTTATTACTTAATTTGTTTTGATCTATACCATACGGGGTAAACACACTGGTTAACCTTTGAAATATTGTTTGTTCTTTGTTCATTATCTTAATTTGTTTAAATATACTTTAGAATTCGAAAAAATAAATTCAATTACGCGACATAATCACACGCAACGTAAGCAAGTCTTTTAACTTGTCCGTTAACGATTACCACTTCATAGACATAACCGTTTGTCCAATCCTCACCTTGACTATTGGGTAAGGCGTCACACCCCTTAACGACATTAGCTCTAGTGTTAGCTTTGTCTTGGGGTCCGATGGTCGTTGACCACCTGTATAAGGTTTGAGGGTTCTTACCGTAGGTCTGTCTAGTAAAGGTTCTTTGTGTTGCCATAATATCTATTTATATATAATTATCCGAAACCTCCGAAAAGCCACATGTATTCACCAGTCGGATCTTGCATATTTTTAGATACGATTGGGTTGAAATTCGGTTTACTTTTATTTTTATTAATATTATTAACATCGGCCACTTTAAGTTCACCTGAACTTGAAAACGATACCCAACTGGCCAACATAGCTTTAGTCTTCTGATCAATAGCTTTAAGTTGTTTGAATGAATTATCCAAGATGAATAAAGCCATCGCCATTGCCATAATCAAGTCATCATGTTTACCTTTAGTGTGGTCAGCTCTGCCGTTTATATAGACAAACGAATTCAATTCGGATAAGAGTCTTGTCGAACGTATTTTTATACCGTGGTCATCACCTTCATCTTTATTGATTCTAATCATTTTTTCAAACGTAGAAACCAATCTAGTTCTATCACTACCTACTTGGAACCCAGCGATTTCATTATCTGAGCTGTATTTATTCATATCCTTACGCTTCTTTAAACCTTGACCACCCTTTTCGCCGTAATACAAGTTAGGGTATTTCATATCCTGAAGTTTTAATACTGTGGCCACTCCCATACCACCAGTTATATCGACTACAATTAAAGCGTTATACAGCGTTCCGTATTCAAATAAAATGTGTGACAACTTATCTGGTGGTATTCGACCCATGTATTCGGCAACTTGAGTCATGGTCGCAAAATCAATTATAGTAAATGTTGAATAGTCAGCGCCATCACCCCTACTTACGTCACTCGCCAATATATATTCGTGACCCTCAATCGGAGATTCCCAGACCCAAAGCTCGCTTTCGCTCCCACTAACATATATGGGGTCTTGTACGTTTCTGTTTTTATGGTGTTGAACATATTCGTCAGACACAACGTTACCACCAGAACCTAAGAACGATACATCCAATTCTTGAGCAATCATTCTTGCGTCATTATTCATTCCTCGACACATCTCTTCATACCAAGGCGATGTTGGTTTATAACCATCGGCTATTTTATTACGATAGGAGTCAAATGTAAAATCATCTTCGTCAATAACTTCTTTATCCTTTTTTTCCTTATCAGTATACCGATACCATTTAAGTCCGATATTATATCTATCGTCTTGATACCAGCGCATTTCAATAATGTTGAAATTATTAAGTTTTTTTAATGCTAAATCGTAGGTCTCATAATATAGCTCATCTAGTCCATTTGGGGTTGATATAAGTACGCTTCTACCACCTGTGCCTAAAGCCGTTTGAGCTGCGCCGAACAGTTCTTTGCCGTCCTCAATGAACGCAGCTTCGTCCATAATCAACAAGGTCGGAGTATAACCCCTAAGAGCGTCTGGCGATGTCGCTACGGCCTTAACTCGACAACCATTAGGTAATCTTATCTCTTTCTTAGATTCGGATGAAAATATGGTCTTTTTCTCTTTTTCTGGTGAACCATAATAATCAGGCCCCCAAGCCCATCTAGGTATCTGATTCAAGAAATCCTTAATTTTAGAAAGGAATTCGAATGCCATATCTTGTTTGTTAGCAACAATCAAGATAGCCTCTGGGTTATTCTCATCGGCAAAACCTAGCAATACGGAAGTAGTCGCTGCTACAGTGGTAGATACACCTGCTTGCCTAGGTTTGGCGATTATATTATGGCGATGGTTTTTAAGAGAGCGAACAATCTCTTTCTGTTTATCAAAAAGTTTAAATGGGACATAACCGTTATTGGTTTTATCAAACGTTTTAAAATAAGTCTCAATGACATATGATTGGTCAATTAGACATTTGGTATATTCTTCATAAATTTCATTCGCAGTCAACATATTCACTATTTAATAGTAAATATGTTGATAGTTAAGTAATTACCGTTCTAGTCGACTTATAAGACCTTGTACGCCTGATTTTAGCATATCTTTAAGTTCAGCAACAGCCTTTTCTTTAGATGAATTAACTTCAGAATTAAGCTCTTCTTCCAATATATCTAAGTCAGCGTTCTCTTTTACTACTTTAATGATTTCTGACACGATTCGTTTACCTTCATTTGTACCAGCCATAATCTCTTTCATGGTCGAATTAAATTCGGCCACTGGTTTACGGACTAAGTTATTGAACACGTGGTGTTTCATATTATGGTCTTCATTCGGAATACAATTTAACATACGACCCCATAGAGCTGGACCCATTCTCAAATCCCAAGGCTCAGCCGCTAAAAAGTCTGCTTGACTTACAACAAATTCATTCAACTTTTCGTTGTCAGTGAATCCGTGTAAAGATATTGCCTCCAAAACGCCCTTAACCAATTCATGGATAAGTACTGGAAAAATTAAAGCTTCTGCATTTATTCTGATTTTACCACCTTCGGTATAATCCACATTAACTACGCCCATAGGTTTACCTGTTTCTGGTTTAGGAGTGCTAAAATATAGATAATCGTTGAGTGACATTACCTTTTTATATTTATTCAAAAGCGTTGGATCGATATCGGTCAACTCCCTGTTTTTTAAATGATACATATGGTTACACCTATTAGCGCCACCTTGTATCATAGCATTGATGAATCTACGTTTCATTATCTCACCCTCAGCACTATCCATATCATCAGCCTTATCGAACTCCATAGTGAATTTTTCATCCTCAAATTCCCTAGTCAATTTCTTCTCTTGGGTTAAACGGTCAACTAATTTTGCGTTGAATTCAATTAAATCTTCTCTGATACCATAATCTTCCATAATAGCTTCTATAGCAAGTTGCTCCAACATAGGTCTATGTTTACGCTCACTCTCCATACAACCTACTATTAGATTGCTGGCGCTCTCAGATATCGCAGATAATGTATTCTCATCGATTGAATTGACATCGAAAGCCTCCTTACATGCGTTGGTGACCTCAACGAATCTATCCAATAGTAATTTTTGGTCAAAAGCTCTAACCCCAACCTTTGGTAACGCTGGGTGGTCACCTATGGAGGTTTTTCGGTTTTTAATAGCGTCCTCAATATCAGGATGCATTCTTTCTGCGATAGTTTCAGGATAACCAAAACCCTCATACAACATACCTTTATCAGTTGACTGAGATAAGGCTTTACGAATTAGATTACTATATTTATTTTCTTTCATATCGATTATTTCTTACGTTTTGATTCGATGAGTGTATTAAGTTGGGCTTTAGTTATTTTTATCTTAGACTCTGAAAGATTTATTATTGAAACTAACCCACGTAGTGCTTCTACCGCTCTTTGCATTTCGTTATCGCTTAGACTGAATTCATATATATTCAAGAATTGCTCTAATTCGTCTTTAATTTTTAATAATGCAATTTTTTTACTGATTTTAGGTGTCACCTTTTTGTCTTCTCCCATATCTTGTTTAATTTTCAACATTTCTTCGTAATTTTCCTCATCGGCTTCGATATCCTCGATGGTTTTAATATCTTTTGCTTCGTTAGTTCTAACGTACTCATCTTCTGGTTTACGTCTATTAGCTTTTTTTATTGCGGATGAACCCAATGATGCTTGACATACTGCATAAGCATCCACTTCAGGACTCTTTTTCTTCACATCAATAACACATCTGTCAAATTTAGCAGTATGTACTTTTTCAGCTCCAACCTCAACAACTACACCTTCTTCTTTAACAGCGTTAGAGATTGCGGCTGATGCCAACTGTTCAGCTTCATCTTTACCGATATTAGGTAGCCCTTTCATTTTACTTACGGTCGTATTATATGCCGACACGATGTCACTGGAAGATTTTGTAATCCTATTAGGTAACTCATTTTTAACTTCATTCAGTTTACTGATAATGTCCTTTCTGTAGCTCATTTTTACTGTATTTCCACTCTATTGTTATGTCCTTAGCGTAAAGCTTATCTTTGACTATTGATACATCATCGCCAAAGAAAAATTTAAGTCTATTTTTTGGGTATTCTTCATACTCCGTTATATCTTCCCAGCATAATGCCACCACACCGTCAACGGAATCCCAAACCGAAAACGTATCACTATCTTGTATACATGTCAACGAGAATTCATCGGTCTCAATTCTACCTACAACATCAATGAATTGTTTATCTGGTGGTTCAGGTTGACCGCTGGCTGGGTACGTATCCCAAGCTTCACCATCCACACCTTCAGTAGTCTTGGAAAAGATAAATTCGTAAATTAACTTACCATCCCAATCCTTTCCGACCTTATTTATATAAATCAATTTCATCGTTACGCTTTAGGTTTAGTTTTTGGTCGTTTAATCGGAGGTGTAAATGGTGAATCGTTAGCTTTTCTCCTAGGTGAAACTTGAATATCTGGTTCCACTTCTGGCTCAATAACAATCGGTTCATTCATTTCGTATCTCCGTTCATCGTATCTATAAATACTCATCATTTACTTAATTTTTAGGGTTAGCATAATCGTATATCAGATTTCTTATCAAAGATACGGTATTTTCGCTCTTCTTACCCCATTTTTCTCCTTTATTCTTAGTTTTGCATGCGGAAGGTGTAGGTCGACATGCGGGATATTCAGAACGCGTCTCACCTTCTTTTCTACCACAAGGTTTACATTTCTTCCTACCAGTTTCTTTATCCGTTCGACATGTGTTGCAGTCAACCCAACCTTGAGAACCCTCACCGCCTCTTCTTTCGAACCAACCGTGAAGACCTTTTTCCTTCTCTTTTGAATAATCGGTTTTTTCTGATAATCTATCATGGACTTCGTATGTATTCTCATCAAAAACGTCTGGGTAATTCTCATGGTCATCATATTCATCAAAAAGTTCAATCGACACAATACCATCATCACCCCAAATACACCCACTGGCCACATCCCAAGGATAATACCACATCATCGACATTCTAGCTTTACTGATATATGGGTTTATTTCAATACCAGCATATTTTTCAGCCACCCTAACCCAATCAATATATACGTAATCTGGCCCCATACTACTAAGCTGACTGCCATATTCATCAGTAAATGCTACTAATTCATCATAAGAACTAAGCCTTAGCACTCTATTCTTATTAATCTTAACTATATGGATATGTTCTGCTTCCCAGTCAGGCATTTCACTCTTTACCCATTCCAACCAAGAATCCCCAAACCCGTACCAAAAACCACTAGGTTTTGATCCGACTTTTTGTTTATCTATGGGAGTTGGTCTAAAATTTATCTTTGCCTCATGTGACATGACAACTCTGATATTTCGATATGCTGTTAACAGTTTAGCCATGTAATCCGAAACTTCATTAACCTCAGATTCACCTTCTTCTAAACCCTCAGATTTATTACCCCAATTAGAAGCACCCACCTTTCTGCACTGAACTAAGGCACCTGACCCGTAGGCACTTGGCCAGACCGAGTACCTACTTTTGACTTTATGATAACACGCATCTTTCTTACCTTTACCTTTTTTCTTGGCCTCATCCAATGAGTCAAATTCTTGAATTTCAACAACTAAGTTGCTATCACCTTTAATAACTCTATGATACGTTTCTTTAGGTATTATAACAGATTCACCTATAATCAACTTCTTAGGTAATTCATTATCAAACTGAATCATCCAATCGTTCTCATTAGTAGGGGTTACTACTCGGTCCCGTTTATCCCTATGCCATACTAGTTCAGAAGGTTCTATGTTAATATCGAACGTTCTTTTTATTACACCTGATTTTAATATTTCTTGTTCGTAAGGTTTATCATTTTTGGGCATCGGATGCGGAATTTTTTAAAAAGTTATGAACCTCTTCAACGTCATCTTTAGATGTTGCAATATGATCAGACGCCCAATCGTGTCCGTTTGATAGTATCATATCGACCATACTCTCGTTCATGTTAAGTATTGCATCGGCTGCATCTCTTATAGTTTTAAGATTTTGGAAGAACATATAATTCTCATTTTCACTACCTTCAGAAAGGCTCCTAAGTGATTCTAATATTGTGTTACGCATGGTTAATATTTTAATTTAATAGTATTATTTTTCGGTCATTTCGTAAAAAAAATCATCTTCATCACCAGAAGACCACTTTAACCCGTTTTCGCAGTTGAATGTGTGTGTTGACACTTTAAAATCGGGTATAGTTACACCTTTGGGTGTCAAAGATTGGTCATAGAATAAAATCCTATTATTCGGTTGCGCTGAAAATTGGCCATTATCCAATTTTATTATGTTAAAACTCTTATGTTCATTAGGTGTTTCAGACAACGATGTGTTAAGTTCATTAGGTTCGCTGTGGCAGCTATCAATTGTAAACATATATGTACCGTTGTACATTTCTTTATCTTTCATTAGTACCTTGCACCTCAATCCGCTTAATGTTGATTTTTGGATTACTGATATGTTATAAGAAAAAACATCCCAAATTTCTAGGTAGTCTAAAGGGAATAATTTATCGATATCAATATCGATTTTCCATACGTAAGCTGAAATAGGTAACTTATCATATAAAGCCCCGAAGTTGGTCAACAAGCTCTCAATATATAAGGCCTTACCCTTAACCGATTTAACTGATACCCAATAACACGGTTCATACTCACCAACGCCCTTTTGAAAATCATAAAGAAATTCTTTTCTGACATAGCATTGTATAGGTGGTAAATTTGCTACTAAGTAACTCATGATTTAATTATATTTGTCTTTATTATTACCAATAACGACCCCCTCCACTAAGCCCAAGACTTTTTGCAAATCTTGGCAATGAGCAAGCCCAGTACCCTGCGGTCGTTTTATCTGTCTTTTCTGGACAATTATGTCTATCTGAGAATGCTTTTCTAGCTTTAGGGTCTTTTAATTTAACGGCCAAATTACCACCACCTGCTTTAGCTCCGAATGAAACTTTCTTAATATTACCACTACTTGGGTCCTTAACGTAAACATAAAATTTCTTTGACCCACCTCGTTTAGGTTTATTAAGCTCAACGTTTTTACCTTTATATTCGGCCTCAGCGATAATCTGTTTGATTCCGTTTAATACGTCAGATTCGCTCACATTATCATTAGGTTTATCTTTTAATTCCTTATTTAAAATCTGTTTGGCTGATTTTTCATCACCTTTAAGGATATTACGTATAATCAATGCCAACATTGGTGCGCCTAACGCGGCTATTTGTGTAAATGTTGGAAGATGTTCAACCATTTCATCCTCTGAAACCAAATCATCGTTAGATTCTTCCTCATATATCGCATTTAACAGTATTTCTTTACCGTTAAGGTAAGTTAGCTTCGGTATAGCAGAATTAACAATGAATTCATCGTTCTCATTCAATGATATAAGATTAGAACCCCTAAGAGCTTTAACTTCTTTTAATAATTGAATGTACTTGTCAGAACCATATCTGAATACAGACTCACCCAAAGGTATCTTATTATCCAAATGGTACTTAAGACCACCTGAAACTGAAACGGGAACCGTCAACTCCATGGGTTTGGACCACTCTAAGAATATCTCTTCTATGTCATCGCCCAACGACATCTCATCGATTTGTTCATCATCCATTCCATCGGAATCAGGTTGGTTATCGTCAACATTATTGTCGTCCTTAATCTCTGAATCAGATTCTTGATTATTATCATCAGCACCGCTGGTTTCAATTTTATCTATTATATCCTTTCGGTCAGAATCATCCATATCAGCGGTATTAGTTGCTGATATTACAGAATTAATTACGAATTTTTCCAATTCAAAATCAGGATTATCTAAACCCTTTTCATAATCCCTTAACGACTGTCCGATTTTACCCGCTAATTGTTGAATAAATTTCTTAGGGTCACTTTCCTCATCAGCCTCAACACCAGCGTCAAAAGGTTTTTTTTCAAAAGGATTATCATTATCACCACCTACTTCATCAGGTGTGTCTTGGTTGTCATCACCAAAACTTGGCTCAGGAGCTGGTTGATCGCCAACGCTAGGTGCGGTGTCCATACCGCCATCAGATGCTGTCGGTGCGTCTAATTTAAGCTTATATTTGGTTTCATCTAAGGCGTAACCGTTCTCTTCATCAGAAAACAAACCTGTTGAAATACCGTCAGCTTTAGTTTCGGTTAGTGTTTTTTTTTTCCAGTTACTTTCTCAAGAATAGATATAATCTCCTCATTGGATAGATTTTTAAGTATTGACTCAGCTGTCAAAATCTGTTCTTTCTTACGCTCACCTGTGGCAACGGAAACCGCTTCATCAATCTTGTTTATTGTTTCCAAGATGCTCAATTGACGCTTAACTGCGATATTACCATTCTTTACTGATACGTCTTTACCGTCACCCAACAAAACTCGGTTTATTCTGGATTCATTCTTAGATAGTTTTACATCTTCAAACTCATCCAAAACGTCTTGTTCAGCTAAATTATCACCGAACGCGTCCTCGTCTTTACCTTCTTTAGAATCAAATGACAACTCAGCACCCGCCTTATCAAGTATATATTCTTCATTACCACCCATACCTTTAGTGGCAGATAGTTTTTGATTCGATTTATACGGATGATGTTCTGAAATCAAATTATCATCTTCAAAAACATTAATATTTGATTTGGTACCCATAGCCTCACATAAGGACATGAATTTAAGGTTAAGCTGCTTTATCGCTTTTGCATATGATGGGAATACCCATTCTTTTTTATTCTTAAGGCCACCGATATATTTAAAATCTTCTTTAATCAAGTCACCAACACCATCACTGATTTTGATATAATACTCGTGATTCTCTCTTACGATTCCGTACACTTTACCATCTGGGCCCATTTTAGTTAGCTCAATGACCGAACGATCGACACCTTCTTTTATTTGGGTCTGATTCATTAGTTCAATCATTCTGTTAATCTGTTCGTTACCCTTAAGGCCTGTCGGTTTGATTGCGATTTTACTCATTTTATATTATTTTTTTTTAAGCTACAGGGCCATAATAACCCCCTATTATTGACGTACCTCGCATTACGTTTATTGGTACTCCTAACAAATACACCGCACCAGTCACTGAAGATATTGAATTAATCATAATGTCAAAATTACTACCAGCGTCTAACGCCATAGATGTTCCATTAATTATTGCAGAACCACCACCAGTTCCGACATATACCTGCATATACGTATAGGCACTTAGTGTTGCACCGCTGGCTGGTTGAATTATTGGTAGTATTCCGTGAAAACTAGACATTTTTTTAGGTTATAATAGTAAATATGCGAATCTTTGTAAAATATCATTTAGTTAAATATAATTATGCCACCATTAGTGAGCGTACCGTTTTGGAATATAACACCACTAGTTATAATAAGCTTACCTCCTGACTGAATAATTAGCGTACCATTAATTGTAAGGTTCCCATTAACGGTATAAGTTTCCCCTGAATAAATCGTGAACGTACCCTCAATAAGGTTTGGTAAAATTAATGGCTCTATAATATAACCGCTTAAAGTAGGTGTACCTTGGAATACACTGATTGGTAAGCCGAATAAGTATAGGTTACCCATAACCGCTGATATCGAATTAACCATTATTTTTATGTTCGACCGCGCCGAAATAACAAAGGGTAGACCGTTTATGGTGGCAGAACCACCACCTGTACCTGCATAGACCTCAATATACGTATATGCGCTTAATGTAGCACCGCTGGCTGGGTGAATTATCGAAGGCCTACCATAAAAGCTAGACATTAGCAGTTTTTACTATAAATATGAATAATCTTAAAAGAATTAAGTCAACATGGTTTGAATTTCACGAGTTGAGTGAAATTGCTAAAGCGCGTTGGTGTATTAACTCGTTTATTTCTCACACGCTGTATTAGTTGATATATTAAAAATTAACGATTATATTTCCGATAAATTTAAATATATGGTCCAAGTAATTGAACTTACGCACTCTGAAAAAGTAAAAATGTATCAAACGGTAGAAAAAGATACGTTGATTGAAATGCTGATAACCGCAAACAATGTTATTACCCGACTAACGGAAGCAAACACCTTTCGTATAGCCGATGTTAGCAGTACATATTGTAGCTGTCAGCAATCTCAATGTTATTTAACGAATGGTAGTTATATTTGTGCGACTTGTAATAGAGTTATTGGAAAGTAGCCAAAATATTTATGCTAGCGTTGGGGTTTGGTAGTTTATTGACACTTTTTCAACCAATCTAATAAACCAATCATTTAAAGTTTCCGTATCCAAAGGTGGTTTATTACATGTACCTTTTATTAAAACGTGTAGGTGGTCTGGTGTGAACATAGCATAATCTTTTGCTCATAAATATCAGATTAAATCGGAAAAAATAACCCGATGAATAATAAAATACAAGCGGTAAAAAAATAATTATAACCGCTATCGACCCATCACCAATAACTTTATGTTAACCAAGTTCGTAATCGAATATCATTGAAATCTTTTTGTCATCTCAATACCTTTCTCGCATTCTTTTACTATCTTAGCTAAAATATCAGGTGAGCTATACGTGTCGCTACTAGATATGATTGATAAGACTCTATCCACTACCGATGATACTATATTGGTCACTTCTAATTCAACATATTTTTCGATATCCTCCTCAATTAATTTGGGTTCGATAGCATCCAACTTAGTGGCATTATATTTTTTTATGTGACTATCCAAGACCTTACCTTGACTATCCGCCAACTCGAATCGCGTGTAATCAATGTTTTCAACCCCTTCATAGATATATCTGGCGCCTCTTTTGAAAGTAACCTCCAATGTTTTATTAGTTGAGTCATATACAGAACCCAGAATATTACTTGATTTGTAATAAGCAGTAGTCTTATTACCCTTCGTCTCTTTTCTTATTATCATAATTCGTTTCGTTTTAAAATCACGCTCGTTATCTTATTACTGTCCATAGGTAAAAGGATTACCTCCGAACCAATATTAGGTATTAAAACAATCATAACGCCCGTAACATATAATTTATAATTATCGTACTTTTCGTTGTTGCAACTACAAGAATCACATCCGTTTCCACCACATAAACCAATTTTGGTGATTTCAATATCACCATATCCAATATATTCCATGTTTTTCGACTTTTCTTTGTTAAGATACGCTTTATATTCGTTAAAGCAAGTGGTGATAAAGATTCTTTTAGTATCTTTGCCTCATAATTATTAAACAAAACCGATTATATATGAAGGATAATATCAGTAGTGAACTCACTCGAATAATGGATATGGCCAAGTCTGATGCTATAAACAACAATAATCAAGACCTTAAAGTTGAGCATGTTGTACTTAACATGATTATAGACCAAAACAATCGGGGTGTAAATATCATAAAATCGATGGGTGTAGATACCAATACACTCCACGATACGTTATATGAAATTGTTTACAATAGCAACCTAACACCCAAAGTCACACACGGAAATTTAAAAATAAGCCAAGACCTTAAAAAAGTTTTGGATAACGTGGATAAAGAAGCTTTAGAATTAGGCGATGTGTCAATAGATACATGTCATTTTATGTTGGCCTTATTAAATCAACCGACTCTTAAGATAAATAGAGTACTCACCAAATTCAATATTGGATATAAAAGTTTTAAACTATCGGTAACCTTTGGTGGGTATGATGACACTATGGATAACAACAAACCATCTACACCAAAAGCGAAGAAACCGACCACCAAAGCCACACCAGCTCTAAGTAGTTTCTGTCGCGATGTTACCGCTGCGGTAGAAAAAGGTGAAATCGACCCAGTTGTCGGTAGAGAGAAAGAAATTAAGAGAGTTACACAAATCTTAGCTAGGCGAAAGAAGAGAAATCCGATACTTATTGGTGAGGCTGGTACAGGAAAAACTAGCATAGTTGAAGGTATTGCAAAAATGATACATGATGGTGACGCGCCTAGAATACTATCCAAAAAAAGAATACTTTCATTGAGTCTGACATCAATAGTTGCTGGTACTAAATATAGAGGACAATTCGAAGAAAGAATGAAAGCCATCATGGATGAACTCAAACAGAATCCTGATATTATAATATTTCTTGACGAATTACACACAATAGTTGGTGCTGGAAATTCTAATGGTGGTCTTGACGCTTCAAATATTTTCAAACCAGCGTTGGCCAACGGTGAAATACAAGTAATCGGTGCTACTACATTGGATGAGTTCAGAGAGAATATTGAAAAAGACGGTGCGTTAACCAGAAGGTTTCAACAAGTACTAATCGAAGAGCCATCAGTCAGCGAAACCATAACAATATTGAAAACCGTCAAATCGACATATGAAAAATACCACAAAGTAAGATATACTGATGAAGCTATTGAAGAGTGTGTTAAAATGGCTGATAGGTATATTACAGACAGAGCACTACCAGATAAAGCCTTTGACATATTGGATGAAGCTGGCGCGGCAGCAAACATAAGTTACGATAAACCTGATTATATAAAAAAATTAGAAATCGAAAAGACTGAACTTACAAAACTGAAACTCGATGTCGTTCATAAACAGAAATACGAAGAGGCTGCTGAACTTAGAGACAAAGAAAATAAATTGGAAAAACAATTGGATAACGCAATATCTGATTGGGAAAAATCCTTAGATACAAAAAAAACCGAAATTGGTGTCAATGAAATATGTGAAGTGGTATCGACTATGACTGGTATACCATTGAACAAACTATCAAGTCAAGAGAATAAAAAACTCTTGAACTTGGATAATATACTTAAAGCTAGTGTCATAGGTCAAGATGAAGCTATTGAAAAGACTGTACAAGCGATTAAAAGAAATCGATTGGGTATTAAAGATAAACGTAAACCACAAGGCGTCTTCATATATTTAGGTCCGTCAGGTACGGGTAAAACGGAATTGGCTAAAAAGGTGGCTGAACAGCTATTTGGTGACTCAGAATCGTTAATCAGATTAGACATGTCAGAGTACTCTGAGAAATTCAATGTAAGTAGATTAATCGGATCCCCGCCAGGATATGTCGGATACGAACAAGGTGGGCAACTCACAGAACAAGTACGGAGAAAACCGTATAGCGTTATTTTATTCGATGAGATTGAAAAAGCGCACTCTGAAATATACAATCTACTATTACAAGTGTTGGATGAAGGACAATTGACGGATGGGATTGGACGTAAAATTGATTTTAGAAATAGTTTAATAATCATGACTTCTAATGTGGGGGTTAGAGAATTATCTAGTATGGGTAAGTCCGTAGGTTTTGAAACCCAAACCACAGTGGCTTCAAAATCTAACCGTGACCGACAAATCATTGAAAAAGCCTTAAAGAAAAAGTTTCCACCAGAATTTCTTAATCGGATAGACGAAACTATTGTATTCAACAAATTATCTGAAGAAGATATTCACAAGATAATTTATATTGAAATCGATAAACTTAAAGAACGTCTGTCAGACATGGGTTATAGCATAAAGCTAGATAAGTCTGCCATGGAATTTATCGCCAAAGAAGGTTACCACGATGAGTATGGAGCCAGACCGTTAGGGAGAGCTATACAAGTGCATATCGGTAATCTAATAGCTGATGAAATCCTATCTGGGTCAATTACCGAAGGTTCAGAAATTAAAATCACCTACGATAAAAAATATAATAAGGTGGTGATTAAGCGATAAATAATATTCACGATGACCTACATCACTGCGTATTTACTAATGTGAATCACTAAACTTTATATATAATATCATGGAACCTACTAAAAAACTAAAAAATAACCCACAGGATGTTATCAAATTAAACACACCCTTACTATTGAGGTTATTTGAGTATGCAAAAGAGGATGCTAAAACCGACATAGATTTACATGTGTTGATTGAAAACTTGATTAAGAATAGTACAGATGGTAAAACTTTGGACATGTCTTACTACGACAGTCTAATACCTAAAAAAGAGGACAATTCAGTCAACGAAGCCATTGAAATGGTTCCTTCTGACCATAATGAGGTTAAAACTTTCGTTATTAGAAAAGGTGACCGATATTTTGGTGCTATAGTCGTAACAAAACCCAATGGTAATGATAATAAATCTGAAATTATGGACTTCAGAACAGAGCCAAAGGAGAATCCACTGATGGTACTGAATCTAGCAATTAGAACAGTATTCAAGCAACTTCCATACGTTAAAGAGTTACTAGTTAATGTACCTGAATCTAAGAAGGAACTATGGCTTAAAATGTCACCGACCCAAATCAGTGGTAACAAGTATGCGTTCTACCGAGGCGCTTAAGTTAAAATAATATCATTAAGATATTTAATAGTTTTTCGTATACCCACGATATATTTGTGGGAACATATCGTCTTGTTTTCTGAAATATATCCTAACATACCACCTTTTCCAGCGTTATAAATAACGAAAGCCTCCAAAGTGCCGTTATGTTTCAAGCCCTCATGCATTATGAAACCCCATAGTGCGAAATTATTCTCGATTCTTGACAACCACTTTATAACCATGTTAAGTTTCGCTTCTTTACTTAATGATTTATCATTAACAAATGAATAATCACTCACACCTAAGTCATATAGTGAATAATCATCATCCGACATATTCTCTAAATAATTCAAACCTGTACTTGGCATTATTTGACATATACCTACTGACCCAGATACACCCATAATCACACTACCAGCTAAAGCGTGACCCTTTGGATAGGTATGTATCGCCCTACTTTCCAATATAATCTGACCAACCAACAGGTCAAAAACGTCTTTTTTATTCAAGCTGTAATAATCTACTGATTTAATAAATAACAGCACTGTATTCGTATCCGTATTCTCGTTATACAGTTTAAACCTATCCATTACATAATTAAATGAATCTGGTGTCGCAACTTTAGTGGCCCTATCTCGGTTTTCTATATCAGACAATCTCGATGAGATTTGTATGTTCTGATATAACATAATCCCCAATATGAATATAACTATCCCGTAAAAAATAAAATCTTTATTATTCATGTTTATTGTTTTTAATTTATTGTGTAATTATAATGATAATTATCAACCGCCAATATATTCGTGGCTGAAACATACTCTCTTGTTATCAGCGTAATGATTATTAAAGACATTATTATATTTTATATCGGTACGTTTTTTTTTATTTTTGCTGGTCGGCTTCCATAAAGGCGACTTTTCTCGATATAACCCCATTCTATCGTGAGATGTCCTTGAGAAGTATCTATGACCCTCATCCAAGTGTATTTGAGCGATAGCATCAGAGAATCTTACACCTATACCCATACCTTGATAAGAAGGTAACACAACGGTTCTATGGCCTCTCCAAGCATTCTTAAAATTACCGTTAGGTAAGGCCATAGTAGCTCCGAATGCCACTATCTGACCATCAAGTACACCTATGTAACATCTAGAAGCCTTACTCAAATCACCACTCAGATAATGATGGTCTTTAAACATTGGCCATAACGTTCTATCTGCTCTGTATACATCCAATTGTATTTTCGGTCGGACAAAAAAAAACCGTCATACAAATGACCTGTATCTGTATCAATAACCCAATCAGGTTCAAGCCAATCTACTATATCTCTATGACAAGTGGCGATAACCATACGCTTTATATTATTTAATCTAACGTATTTAGACATAGCAACACTGGCAGCTTTAGCTACATTTCTATCAACAACACTGGTAAACTCATCAATCACAGCATCATCTTTCACTCTTCTAGATAAATCTGCTCTGAACTTTTCACCTGTGGATAACACATGGTATGGCTTATACCAACTAGGTACTGAATTAAGTCCCACGGCTGATAACTTGTTTATCGCGTCATTAGGTGTATCGAAATGAGATATAATAGCCCTATCTGTAGACCAGTCTATGACATCTTCTTCACCGAACTGTTTCGATAACGTGGATTTTCCCGAACCGCTGGTCCCGACAATAACTCCAATTGAAAATTCCTTTAATATTTCCGTATCAGGTAGCGCCCAACCATAGAACTGAGATGTACCATTGAATATACAATCGAATGCGATTTCACTCGCATCAATGAATTCGTCCCTCTCCACCGAACATATTAAAGGTTCGGTTAATTTAGTTAGTTGTATGCCGTTCATTATTTTGTGAATATATCTGAAATCAGATATATGTAAACAGATTAAGGCCGTCCATTTGCGTGGACAGCCTTAAATATATTAGAATCGATTAGATTATTTTGTTAACTTAGCCAACTTAGCTTCAAGTGCGGCTACTTTAGTTTCAATAAGGCTCTTCTTATTCTCAGCATGTTCTTTAAGCCATACTTTCTTTTCGTCAGCCACTTTTTGGTTAACGATACCCTCAATAAGTTCAGCTAATTTTGATTCAGTGATTTTAACAACTTTGGCCATAATATTTTTGTTTTTAATTTTGTTATTATTTAACAATAAATATGGTCTACTTTCGTAAATTGCGTAGTTAACTGATTTTTTTCACAACAAAAATCCGCTTTAATGAAACAATCGGTAATTGTTTGATTAAACTGAAGATATAAGTGGCTTCCTCGATTGATGTGGCATTTATTTTGCATATAGCTTCATCCCAGTTTGTTGTTAGTTGGTATACGTCCATGTGTTTTTTTTATTTAATCTATTATTATTTCGCAATTAGGTAATTTATTTTTTATTTTATCGATTAGTGTTCTGTCTGAAATTGATATATATCTTAATGAACCACCATTAGATAAATCTAACTTAGTTATACTATCAGGTAAATCCACTATATTAGTATCTCTTATAGATAAATACTCCAATCTGGTCATATTTCCTATTTCTTCAGGTAATATAGCTATAGGATTTTTATTCAAACTTAATACCTTCAAATTGTTCAATGATCCAACATTCCTATCTATCGTATATATACTATTATTGACTAGAGCTAAGTTGACTAAATTTTTAAATCTTCCGACACTATCAGGTAACGCGTTTAATGTTTTATTTATCAACCTGATGTTATCTATTTCATCCCCCAATACATCGAATATAAGATAGTTAACACCGAACTTACTGGCCTGTGTCAAATATTTAGTCTTAATCGAGTTGGTCAATGCTCCAGACAGCATCGTATTACGTATCTCATTTGCAAAATAACTTATTATCTTTGGGTCGCAAGACATAATCGGTATTGGGTCAACATCACTATTACTTCTATTGTGGAATTGATTTGTATCAAAATGTAAATGATATAAATCATCAGTGGTACCCTCGAAAAAAGATGTCGGTATTACTACATATAATGTAGATTCTTTGCCATTTGGCTTTAGATTAGTGGATTTGTAATGTTTGAACATTCCATTCTCTGGTTTTGCGGTACACCAACTAGTGAAGCTGTCAAATATTATCATAGCATTTCGTGTTTTAGGTATATAAACCATAAAATGTCGGCTCTTATATGCGATTTCGGCCTCATTTATGTTTACATATCTCATGATATTACCTTTAAGACCAGAATAGTCTTTTTCAATGAACGGGTCTACCGCATCATATAATTTAGATAGTGATTTATATTGGTTAATGTTTGAGTGGTCATTAATTTCTGATAAATTATAATTTTTTGAACATAGCTTAATAAATTTGTCTTTTCGTTTATGCTGTTCGAACAATTCCAAATATTGCTTGGCCACAGGTAAATCCTCGCAAGCAAATCTAATAGCCTCATCAATCTTATCCGTTTTCAATAACGAACTATATACTGACAATAACCACTGTAAATAAGATTTATTATTAGTGGGGTCAGCCGAAATCATACCACTCAATACAGTTAGCTCAATTGAACATCTGCGAACCATTCGCCAATGGCCATCCGATTTCGGTTTATCTGAAATCAGAGCTATGATGTTATTGGTGATTGGGTCAGTGATTTCTACAATATCCTCATACCCTGAAGATTCGTAATTCTCTTTTATCTCATCTAAACCTTCAGAAACATCGAACACATCAAACTTTTCAGCAAGATAAGTAAGACGGTTCTCTATATTAGGTTGTTTATCGCGCATAGCGCAAAGATACTTAATTTAAACAACCACTCATGAAAAATCTAGAGTACTTGTCGTCTTCAATGAAACGTTCAATATTACGTTGCATAAAATGCAGTGTGTTAGTTTTCTCAATTGATGATAATATGTCCAATATCACAACATTCACATCCTCACCATCCGTGACCCTATATTTTATTTCGTTGAACGTGTCTACTCTACCTATGGATAGCAACTCTTCGATTATTATGTTGTATAACTCCCATCTTTCAACATAGGCTTCATCTGAAGACCTTAGCATTCTAATAATATGGCTCTTATATGCCCTGTTAAGTGACTTATTATCTGAACTGTTAACCTCGATTATAAAATTCTCTAACCTCATGTCATATATATTTTACCGCGTGTTATCTTTAATAGTAAATATTAACACACTGTGGGTTTTTAGTTAAATACCCCTTAAAAATTCTGTATTTTT